TTGCATTTCCAGCAATAGTAAAAGTTTCTAATACTGCTGGAGCAGAAGTAAATCCATCTACTGCTAATGTGTTTCCTGTTTGTGAACCACCATTAACTAATGGCGTTCCTTTTTGATATACAGTTGTAGAAGTAGAACAATCTAATGTTGTAGAATCATCTTCTGCAAACTTTTCTAAAGTATAAGTAGTTGTTCCATTAACTTGTCTTTTACCTACTACAAATAAATTTTCGTTTGCAGCAGTTAATGAATGAAAATAATCTCCACTTCTAGTTTCATACATTGACCATCCAGCTATTTTTTCTCCTCTAATACTATGAAAGACTGCAATCTTTCCATTATGTGTTGTTCCACTATTAACAAAAAAAGCAAATTGTTCTGGTCTAGTTGAGCTACCACTAATCATTGATATTTGTTTTGGTGTATCAATTAATTGAGAAGATAATACAGAAATAGAATTAGAAGAATATGCTGCTTCAGTATCTGAAAATAAAAATTCACGAGCTGATTTACCATTCTTTTGAGCAAATACAGTAGCTCCATCAAATACTACTGGATTTGCACGACTACAACCAAATGGAGTTTGTCGTCTAAATGTAATATTACTTGGAGTAACTGCTGCTGTATCAGAAGAAGTAGGAACATAATATTCACCACCATCAGTAAAAACTTGTAAGTTTCTTGAAGAAATAAAATGTCTTATTTCATTTACCCTATCTCCAGCGATGGCAACATCTATTGCTTCATTCGCATTCCCACTTCCAACATCAAAGTTGAAGTATTCCCCTACTTGACTAGCTACAACAGAAGATGGTTTAGATGGATTACCACCAAACCATAATCTATTATCATGGAAAGATACAGCTTGAGGAAAACCTCTATGACTAGACCATAGTTGTTCATCCCAATCTGCATTAGCTCCAGTACCAGCTAATGTTTCTCTTACAGTTACAACAACAACAGTTGTATTTGTTCTTCCAGTAATATCTACCTCTTTACCACCAATGCGAAGTGTTTTACCTACCCAGTTTGCATCTGAATCAAATATAGCACTAGAAGCAGTAACATTTACTCCAGTACCTGAAGTAGCTGCTGGAGTTAAAGTAACAGCATCATCTTCATATTTATAATAAGGTTGGTATCTTGGATAACCAGAAGAATGAGTAGAAAAAGAAAGAGCTGATATTGAAAAACTACTAGCACTTGCTCTTGTAATTTTTCTTATTTCATTATCTCTATGACATACAATAACTGTATCTCCGAATTGAGAAAAGTTTAATTCAAATAATTGAGCAGTAGTCCAATTTGCATTTGAAGTTATATTTGCCTGAACAGAAGTTCCTGAAGAATTATAAACATCTAATCTATTATTAGATAAAGCAAATATTGCTACTTCATCATTAGAAAAAATAAATGGTACTATTCTTGTTTCTCTAGTTGAAAAATTAGCTGTGTATGTTGTTCCGGGTCTACGCATAACACCACCTTCATCAAGTAAATACCAATTTTTACATTGTTTAGCTCCATCAAAATATGCTTTTGCATCTGTACGAGCAGCTAAAAGAGGATTAAGCTCTCCAGCAGAAAAATTCGTTAATACAGTTCGTATTTGTCTAGCCATTTAATCCAAAACCACTTGTTCTAGTTGATCGTCTATTTTCAATGAAACGATTAGTAGCAATCTGGTTGGATGTTGTTTCTTGAGATTCAGAGTTTCTAGCAATCAATAATTGTCTTTCTGCTAGTTCGTTAAATTCCTTTATCATACCAGCATCTCTAGCAACAGCTCCAGCATAAATACTTGCTAGTTTATATTCTAAGGCAAGACGGAAATAGGGAGGAAATTTACTTTCGTCTTGTCTAAAAATATAATCCATAATAACAGTTGAAGTAGAACCATATCCATCAAGATAAATTTTATCTTCATATCTTTCGTATCGTAAAACTGTATCATTAGAAGTAACTGTAATTATTTGTAAAACTGCTGGATCGGCAGGCATTTGATATGCATACTCAAATCTTCCAACAGGAGCATCAGATAAAAGAGATAATTGCTTTTGACCACTTGCAAAACCCCATCTGTGTCTTGTAAGTGTTGCCTCTACAATTTCTTCATAAATATTGTTAGTAACTAATCCTTCCGTACTATCATCAGAAAATGATGATATAGGAGAAGCTCCTATCATTATTAAAGCTCTTGATGCTATGTCTACTTTAGTTACTGCCATAATATTTTTTAATACGGGGGGAAAATCCCCCCATATATATTTTTAATTAAGTACCGTTAGTGGTAGTGACAGTTGTTGCTCCAGTTGCTGAAGTAACTACTAGCAAATCTACTGTTTCTGTTCCTCCAGCAGCTCCAACACAAAGGATAACATCATTTTCCTTTAAGTTTTCATAAGCGCTGTTAAAGTAACCAGAACCAGCGATAGTGCCAACAGCATCGCCATCAACATAAAGCCAAACAGAGTTAATACCACCTTCAGCGATTTTCCTTAGAGGATTATCAGTTGAGTAAGCCATATTAATCTCCTATTCTGCACAGAGCTGTACTCTAGCTCCGTCACCGTCAATTAACACTGATCCCAAACTTAACATTGAAGTGATTAAGTGTGAAACTTTTTCAGGGATATAATTAATTTCAGTTTTTACATCTGATCCAATACCTAGACCACAAGCAGACTTATGCCAAGCAAGAGTTTGTCTGTCAGTATCAGTAGTTAGACCAGAATGAGAAAACATTAAGAATCCCATCCATCGTTTCGCAGTTTGCTCACCACTTAAGAATGGTAAACCAGAAGGTCCGATATAGTCTTGAGAAGCGAATTGCTGGATACCCATCAAGTCTCCCCATTGCTCAGGACCAACTGCCCAGTACCTTTGGTTGTCATCAGGAACATCATTATTCCCGAAAACTGTAAGCATATTTTGTGCTTTTATTAATGTCATATTTGTAGCTGATGAATTAATGTTGTTAGCAATAGATGTAGCAGCTTTTAAAACAGTAATTATAACATCATCAGTTTTTCTTCCTAATGCATAAGCAGCATTTTTAGCAAGAACACCTCTTTCGTCAATATTTACTTTAAGCTCATCTAATTTATCAACATAATCTGCAGCATAGTAATCAGACATAGTTGCACTCACATTAGTGTGTGCTGAGTTCATAGCTACTACTTCAGCATGTCTTGCTTTTGTAGTTGCAGAACCTTTAGCTAACTTTTGAAAAGTTACAGTAGAGCCATTAACACCGTTAACAGTTCTAACTAAATTTTTCAATTTAGCTCCCATACGCTGATATGCCATGTGCACTTCAGCTTCAAATTGAGTTATAAAAGCATTAGTAATTGAAGTTGCCATTATATACTCCTATTCAAAGGTTGTTTGTTTAGTTTATTGCTTCACTTATCTCTTTGATTAATTCGTGTTATCCATAGTCGACATAGGCACAAATACCCACAAAAGAGGGCTTAAAAAAATATATTTCAGAAAAAATGATTTATTTCAACGCACATTATGTATGTGCTGCTCTAATTCTTTCAATATCTTGGGGTTGTCTTTAAAAACACCCATTAATCCGTTAGTAATATTATTTACTACTACTTCTTCTTTATTCTCATTATCTAATGGTTGTCCTAATTGTGTTAATGATGTGTAATATACTATTGCATGAAGAATCTCATGCAGCAAAGTACAAGCATGATCTACTTTAGATAAATCTTCTTGTATGGAAATACAGTTTTTTCTATGATCAAATTCTCCAAAAGCGTCAGATGGTTTAGCAAATGACGCTTTCTCGTAAATTATTTCTATATTTTGATACCCTACTTTAACTTTAGAGCTTCGCTGGAGCTGTGCCATACTTTTGTTCATAAAGTTTCGTCACTCTAGATATATATGCATTATCTCGTCTTGTATCATCCCAATAACGAGGATCACGCATCATAGCTCGTAAATCATCTTCACTTGCATCAACATCTATTTTAGTATCTTCTTTAGGCATTGGAGCATCTTTTGTTAATCCCATAATTTCTTCTAATACTTTTACATTATTTGCACTTGTTGCAATATTTGCAACAGATTCATATGCACTAGAAGATAAATTTTTCTTTGCCCATAAATCAACAGCTTCTATTCTTGCTTTTGCGTTATCACCTAATTCTTGCATTTGTTGTTCTTGACTAGGAATACTATTAACTGCATTATCTACAAATGCTTTTACACCATTATTAAATTCATCTTGTGATAAACCCTTTTCACGCGCAAAGTCTCCCCACCATTTTACCAAAGGTAAATCAGGTTCTAAATTAACTTCTACTCCTTCTGGTATATCAGGAGCTACTAATTCATAATCTCCTTCAGGAACATTAGCTCTTTGTTCTTTAGATATATCTTCTCGAATTGATTTAGTTAAATCTTCTGTTCTTTGTCCTAATTTAGATTCTAATGATTTATAACTTGAACCTAATGCTTCAACATTAACTTCGTTTCTTTCGCCATCCCAAAATTTTTCAGGGATATAATCTGGTCTTTCGACAGTTTCATTTTGTGGTTGCCCAGTTTCTTCATTCATTTATCTTCCTTTCCTTTGTTAATTTTATTTTGAATAATTGCAAATAAATATCTCATTCCTTCTAAATGGAATAATTGACTATTACTTACATTTGGACCACTTACAGTTTCGGCTGTAATTGATTTTAAGTATGCTAAAACTTCTTTACCCGCATCTGTTTTAAAAACAGTGGCAAAGAGTTTATTCATTTTCTGATCTTCAGCAGAAATTTCTGGTAGTTTAGATTCCTTGTTCTGGAGGTTGTCCCATGTCATCTTGACCTATATTACCTTGTTGTGCCATGTTTTGCAACTGATTTGCTAATTCTTGTTGTTCTGCTGCATCTCTTATTAATTTTTCAGGCAAATTCATCTTTGTAGCCAAATATTTAGCCACTTCGTCTTGTTTTACTATCATATTTAACATCTGAGGTCCGAATGTCATTCCAATAATTTCATTAAATCTAGTTACATCAGCAACATCTTGTTGGTGTTGTGCTTGAGCTAAAGGAGAACGAGGAACAACTTTTACTTCTTTTCCATCTATTCTAGGTAATTCAATTCTACCTTGTTTAGTTAAAATACGAATTACTCTACGAAGTAAAGGATTAACAAACTCTGATTGTAGTCTACCAAATGAAGATCCAATTTGTCTTGATAAATCTGCCATTCTTTCTGATACTTCAGTAGCAGACATTGGTGTACCTTCTGGTCTACCTAATGTTTCCATGTATAATGCTTTTTTAATATTTTGTCTCATGTCCTGAAGTATTAATTGAGCAACATCAAAATTACCAGCGCCTTGAATTGGCACTAAACCTCTACTGCCAGGTGATACAGGAATAAGACTGCCCGGAACTAATTGTATATTATCAGGATTAACTACACCATCATCTTCAAAAGTATATACACCACTAATTGCCATCTGTGCATTTTGTAAAATTAATTCTACTGTTAAGTTAGTAGTTTTAATTGCAGCCATAGCATTAAATACTGGTCCACGACCATATACTTCGCCTGATGCTTTATTCCATCTAAATACAATATATGGATTACTTGCATTTCCTTTTAATTGTCTTTCTTCTATCATTATTTTATGCTTTGGAAGAACAACACAATATTTCCATTTTTCTGTATTAGCTTCATCATACATTCTCATTATACCTTCAACAACTTGACACTTTGATCTACTGTTTTGTGTTTTTTGTAATAAGTCTACTGGTATAACTGCTTTAGGATATGTTGTTTGTAAATCTTCATAATCGACATATCGTGTTCTAAAAATTTGATCTATTTTATTATCTGGTCCACTATTTAAAGTTAATCTTGGTAATGGTATTGCATTAAATTTTACAGGACTAATAGCATCACCTTCTTCTACTAATAAACAACCAGTACCGATTGCTAAATCCATAAAACATTCATGTACTTCTGTATTAAAATTAGATGCTTGTAATACTTCAAATACATAAGAAGTAATTGAATCTAATTGTTCATTAATTGCTGGTTTCATTTGATCTGGTATTTCTGTTCCAGCTTCAAAGTCTGCCCATCTAGCAAAAGTAGGTGTCATACCAGCTTGTAATCTACTAGCAAATTCTTGTATTCCTACTACTGCTGTTTCATCAAATATTTTATCTGTTCTTCTTTGACCAGTAGT